ATCTCCGAGTTCTCGGAAATCCGAATCCTGTGACTGGCGTGATCGCAGTGGTCCCGACGAACACTTATAAGCTTATCACGCGAAAAGGCGTTTTGCCTCTAGCTGGTCAGCCTTATAAGGTCATGGTCATTACAACGACCATAGATGTTCCGGCTGGGGCTGACACTGCAGACAGTGCGAATATTCGTGCTGCCCTCAGTGCTCATGCAGGTGGTCTCGTCCAGCAAAGTGCTGGATTTGGCGACCTAACGATTAACGGCGTTCTTTAACCGCTAATCATTCCCTTCCACTGTGTGTTAGATACCCTTGACATAGCTTCTCTCTAAGGAGAATACCACTTGAAGATTTACTATCGGTTACATGGAAATAAATTCCACACTTTTAGCACGTCTTCTCGCGGCGCTATGCACCTTTGCGTTGCCCTTTCTCGAGTCTATGAGGTTCAATCCTTCGCTGTATGCGATGGACCCCTTATAGATGAGAAGAACTGGTCAACACTTTGGAACAGGTCATCGGATGGATACGCAGTCTTAACCGACCGCGCCCAACCGTATCTTGAGCAGATTTATAGTGTCCTACACCATTATGGTAGTATGGCTCACTTTAAGCCTTCTCTTGTATAAGACCCGGGTATCTATTCTGGAGTACTATTATGCGTTTTAACGCTGATTTGTTACAACAGAGTCTACACGAAGATCTCTCAGCACATATTGACACCAACGTACCTTCATGGTCCGTTGACTGCACTCCCTTGCAGGTAGCTTGCTACCGGCAGAAGGAGAGCCTGTTGAAGAAATTCAACATGGCGCTTGATCCACCAGCGGATGCGTGTGCCAAAGCCTTGGATAAATTCTTGGCCGTAAACACACGCGTTTCAGATTGGCAGCTCAAGCTCAATAATGTGCAGCCTGATTGGGAGCTCCTTGGTATGCTAAAAGCAGAACTTAAGGAGTTTCTCGATCCTTCGAATGAAGGTCCCATCTACTCAGATTACCAACTCATGTTTGAGCTTGGTTATGCTGGGCCGGGTGCATCTTTAGGTGCTCTCGGGTGTGATTTTTACACTAAGATGTTCTCTTCTAGGCTGACGTCCACTGAGGGTCTCTCCGACGTCTGGAGCACGTTGATTCGTTTTAATCCACAGCTTCGGGAAGCTTATAGCGACCCCGCTTGCGATACGACGGTCAAAGTGGTAGACCACAACAAACTTAGCTTCGTGAACAAGAACCAAGACGTTGCGAGGACCATATGCACGGAACCATCCATTAATATGTGGATGCAACTAGGCATGGGTAACATACTGAAGAAGCGCTTGCTTCGGAAGTATGGTATTGACTTTCGAGTTCAGCCGATCGTCAATCAACGCATGGCGAAGTTAAGCTCTCTCCTAGATCATCTAAGTACAATTGATCTCGAGAGCGCTTCGGACTCTTTGGGTATGAGGATGATGGACGAGGTGTTCCCATGTGGTTTTATGAGAATGCTTCGTCGTCTCCGTTCTCCAAAGTGCCGGCTACCAGACGGTAGCTTCGTTGAGCTTTCAATGGTGTCCACTATGGGAAATGGTTTTACGTTCCCTTTGCAAACACTGTTGTTCGCTGCGTCATGTACCGTTGTTCTCCGCTACCTCGCCATCCCGTGCAATAGTACGGGTTGGTGTGAAGAGCGTAACATGAGCGTCTTTGGTGATGATATCATCATCGACAATCGTGCTACTCGGCTCCTCATCCATCTTTTAGAGATGTTGGGCTTTGTGGTGAACAAGGGTAAGACCTATGTTGAAGGTCCGTTCAGGGAATCCTGCGGCGCCGATTGCTTCCTTGGATTCGACGTTCGTCCGGTGTACTTAAAAAGTCTCAGGACGTTGCAGGATGCCTTCGTAGCTATCAACACTCTTAACCTATGGTCAGCCAAAACAGGTGTGTCTTTGCGACATACCGTCTCTTACGTCCTCCATTTGTTTCCTGGGGCCCGTAAGTGTCTAGTTCCACTAGATGAGGATGACAGTTGTGGCATCAAGGTGCCAAGGGAGCTATGCGATCCGATCTCACGATCTGTTCGTGGTAGCTTTGGTCTGCTACGTTACGTCGCATCTGTACCCGCTTTCTTTGGGTATAAGATCGATACTGACGCTTGTAGGCTATTAAGACACCCAAAGAGGGTTCCATTCATCCCTTCGGGGCTGTTTGTTGCTTTCTTAGGTGGCTACGTTACCGGCTACCGGGTATCTCTCAGGCAGAGAGAGACACGGTATATAACGAAGCGCAAGGTCACTCCCAATTGGGGGACTTTGCGGCCGGAGGTTCTACAGGGTTATCCTTGTAGGGCTGAGCGTCTAATCAACGCTATTAAGGGAAACTTGTAAATTCCCTGATTTGGG